GGGGATATAAATATCATCGTTTTGGCAAACATTTAAAAATAGGAAAACTCTATTTCTATCATGGACATCAATATGGTGGTCAATATCATACAGCAAATCATTTAAGAAAACTTGGATGTAATGTCATGTATGGACATTGGCACGACTTACAACAAATGTCTGCAACTCACATGGATGGACCAAAGTCTGCATGGAGTATAGGATGTTTAAAAGATATGAGCGGTCAAGCTAATCAATGGCTTGCTAATCGTAGAATAAATTGGGCCCATGCATTTGCTATAATAGATTTTTATGGTAGAGGACAATTTACAGTAGATGTAGTACAAATAATTAACGGTAAATGCTGTGTATGGGGAGAAATGATAGATGGGAATAAATAATGGATTTATTTGCAATAATAGAAAAGTTCGGGATACCAGTAGCCGTAGCATGTGCTTTTGGCTTCTTTATTTGGCGTCAGAACGCCTTTATTCAGAACGAGTTGATGTCAGAGCTGGAAGAGGATTTTAAACGCATAGAAATGATAATTATTAAGCTTATAGATCAACAGAAAAAAATGCAAATAGAAATGCGAGGGATCGTAAAATCTTATCAATCATTAGTAGAAATAATAACTGGATTAATAAAAAAGGATAAAAATGAATAAACTATTTAGTAAAGCAGTTGCTTTTTTAATGAAGAATGTATTAACAGAATCGTTAGTTAAAAATATTGTTGGCGTTTTAGGAGATTACTTAGTACTGTCTTCAAAAAATAAACTTGATGATAAATTATGGAATAGTGTTAAAAAAAGCTTAAAAATATAGGGAATATATAAGTGCCTAAAAAAGTAGCTACAATAGATAAATTTAAAACGGGAGCTCATAGTATTCAAGATCCAAGAGATTTGCCTGAAGGAGCTGTTGCTGATGCTGTAAACGTAATGACTGATGTAGAAGGTAAAGTGAGGCAGATGGGTAGAGATATTTCTCATCCTTTAACTAGCAGTTTTGACGACATTAGTAACAATACTCCTGGTTATGGATTTTTTAGTTTTAAATCAGATAACAGAATAACAGATAATATTAATGAATTAGGCGGAACTACTAATGTAGAATCTACTATTTTAGCATACCAATCATCAAACACAATTGGTTTTTTTGACACAAGCAACAATGATGATATTATATCTCTTGGTGGCAATGCATCTGAAGTGAAACCTGCTTTTTACTATTCAACTGTAGACGGTGCAATTAGAATGTGCGATTCAAATTATAACAACTTATTTAAAACAGAAGATAATTTATTTGATTTTGCAAATTCTAATTTTTTAACTAAATATTTTAAGTTTATGAATAAAACTTGGTTTTCATCTAATGTAACTAGCTCAGATGATACTACACCTATAACTCATAAAGGTTGGATTAATAATGAAACTGAGGGTTTAGATAGTTTTATATATCCCCCTACGGTTGAAGCTACAGCAAATATTATGGCTTCTGATGATGAGACTTCTACAGCTTATAATCTTGTTTATCATAATGCAAGTACTATTGATAGTTCTTTTGGTAATACCGAAAGAGATTTGATGGCTCCAGGAAATATTGGTTTGTATATTGATGAATCTAGTGCAGAAGCTGGTGATTCAGATTGGCTAGCAGATGATTATAATTTTGGAATATCATTCGTATATGAAGGTGGTCAAGAATCTCCAGTTACATCATGGGATTCTGCTTTTCATTTAACTTTAGCAAATACGGGTAGATTTATTGAGTTGCAAATATTTGTATGTACAGGTGGTATTAATGGAAATGCATTTGATCCTCGTATTATTGGTTGCAATGTTTATCTTACTGGAGACAGCGGAGGAATGTATGATGACCCTTATTATTTAGCAGAATTTAATTGGGGGACTTCAGATATTCATGGGCCAAGACTTACTAATAGCGATGGTAGTTTTACAGAAGACTTTACGTGGGATAGTGATAAAGGAGTTGTGTATAATACTGCTGTATTAAATATACACAAAACACCTGTTATTACCTATTCAATGCGTAATGGTTTTAGAACAGATAGTGACAGCATTTGCTTAAATTACACTACTGCTGTAATAGCAAACAGGAGATGTTATGCTGGTAATGTAAGGAGGTATTCTTTAGATGTTAACACTATTGCATCTGAAGATATTAATAGTGGTCAAAATTCACTTTGGAAACAGCCTGATATAAAAGAACATGCTACTTTTGTTAATAATGACTTAATGATAGTATCTCCTGTAGATAAATATGATATATTTCCAGATGACAACACATTAGATTTAGGAAGCAATGATGGGGATCACATTATTTTATTGCTAGAGTATGCAGATCGATTATTGCAATTTAAACAAAATAAAATGTATTTAATTAATATTTCTGAAGAGTTTGAGTTTATAGAAGCAGAATATGATTTTATGGGGATTAAAGAACCTTATCAAGCTATTAAGATTGAAAATGGAATTGCATGGGTTAACCAAAATGGTTGTTATTTATATGACGGAGAAGAAGTTGTTAATTTAATAGAAGGTAAGATTGGAAATAATGATGAATTAAATTATGAAAGTTTAGACAAGTTTCCTTCTTGGAGTTCTTTTGTTGGCGATACTTCTATGATTGGTTATATCCCTAAAAATAAACAAATTGTAATTTTTCAAAATCCTACAGGAGTACATCAATTTGGAAATGTATTGATATATGATATAAAAAATGAAGGTTGGACTAGGGGATATGATAGGGTAACTGGTAAGCCTAAGTCGAATATTGTAACTAAGTATGACAATACATTGCTATATTCAACTCCTGTTAACAATACTGTTGAAGATTTTATAACTGTTGAATATAAAGAATCAAAACCATCTCAAGATGAAACTTGGACTCTTACCAATGTGAATTCATCAGAAATTTCTGCACATGCTAACGGAAGTCAATTATTAATCGGATCAACCCCTATTATGGGAGTTTCAAATTATCCTTCGTCTGCAGATCAATCAATTATAACAAATACATTTGCAGAACATTTAAAACAAGAAATATTAGCTTATATGCCTGAAAATACTTTTGAAGTAAATATTACGTCAACTGATTTAATTATTACCATGAAAGGTTCAAATATTGATCTTGATTATACTGGGCAAGCACTGTCTTGGTCAACAAGTGACAGCATGGGAGTTCCTGCAACAAGCACTGCATTTACTTTTTCTGCTTTAACAAGTAACCCTTCTAGTAAATATGTTACGTATAAAAATAGCTCATCAGAAATCAATTCGGGATTTAAGTATTATTATGGATATGATACAGGTTGGAATCATGATTTTCCATATTTAATAGAAATTGGTTATTCTAAGGGTCCACAGCAGTTTGATGGAAGAGTAATTGCACAAATAGGAAACATTGTAGATAGGTCAGTTTCTGGATACGACATTACTGCTAATGATGAACCTCGTATAAAAATTAATAGAGTCGATGGAAGTAATTATACTTTTGGAGACGGAACTACAGCAACTGAAATAGTGGTAGATCTTTATTCTCCATTACTAAATACCACCAAATACGATCTGCACAGCGGAGGGGTGCCTGGCAACTTTACCACTCATAATATTTTGCATGAAGGCTGGCATGAATCGCAGGACTTTTATATTTCATTCAACTCTTTTGAAGGAATCGCGTTAATGCGTGCAGAATATTCAAATCTTGAAAAGTTTTGGATATTTTCTGCGTCTGCACCAAAAGAAGATGGCAGCGGAGAAGATTCTAATGAAAATAATAATAGTGTCTTAAAAGAGCATGATGCTAGTGGAGTTGGATTAGACTATTATAAATCATTGTCAACTATTACAGTTCCGAGTGTAATATTTGCTGAAAATCTATCTTTAAATGGCCATGCTAAATATATAGTAATTCCAGGAGCGCATGGTAGTAAATTTGTAGCACACCAGAGTTATACCTTTGCAAATACTGGTGATTCAGCAAACAATCAAACTTATACGATTGCAGAACCTACGGAAATAAGCTTTGATTCTCCAGAGATTGATGATGATTATAAAAGTATAACAGTATTAATATATTTTAAATCAGAAAATGAATCTATTTTTGACAATGTAAAGAATTTTACAACTTTTAACGATGTTACGGTAACAGGATCTGGAACGTTTACTGGAATTGGATCAAATTCTCCAGGTGCCAAATCTGTTAAGCAAGAATTACTAATGATACCTAGAAGAAAAGATGAAAGAAATACAACAGTTTACAATCTATCTTTAGTTGGTCAAGATAATATTGCATATTTTTTGAATAAAGAAGGTGTTGATAATGAAGATTATTATATTCAAAATGATTTTGATGCAAATTTAAAAAGAAAATATAGAGATCGCCCTACAAACAATACTCCTTGGTGGGATACTCATACATTTAAAATGCCAGCAAACAGGAGGTTATTTTGTCCTAACGGAAAAGGTGTAATAACTACAGGTAACTTAAATAATTCTAACACTAGCCCTTTTAGTATTAGTTTGGGAGCAGGGTCTAGTTTAGAAGGTATTATAGAAGCTGTTAATGTAGGCGATTTATTAATGGCAAGAAATCAGTCTAATGGAGATTATGAAGTAATGGATGTAACAGGTATTAGTGGAGTTGCTGTTACAGTTACTAGATGTTTTGAGGCTCAAAGCTCTACTGGAAGTGCTGTTAATTTTGGGGAAGTAGATTTAGCATGGTATAAAGTAAATTGTATAAAACAAATAAGCGCAACTCAATTTCAAGTTAAAGGAGGCGATTATTCTAAGGTATTTGTACCAGATATGCAATTTTTTATACAGGATTTAGGTGATGATAGCGATGGAGATGATACATGGAATTACAGTTCGTGGATTGATGACGGAGGATACCCATATGAATATCATCATACAGTTGAATCTTCCTCTTATACTCCTGCTACTGGAACTACTGTTAATATCAAAACTGGATTAACACACGCTGATGCTTCACTAGGAGGTACTAATGGTGCTTATTATTTTAAAATACCTCCTAATAGTTATTACGTTGACAATATGGCTGG